TTTAGAGTATCAGCCATTTAATTTTCCTATTTCTTCTTAGTTAGTGCTTGAGTACCGAAGAATGCAGCGACAATTGCGGCGACTGAAACAAAGTATACACTTGCCATACTTCCAAGTATCTTACTCGCTTCACCGAGTCCAACCAAGTCTGCAAACACGACTGCTGCTGGGTATAACAACATACCCCATAATGCAAACCATGCCATTTGTCTTTGTGCATCACGCATTGCATCACCATCTTCAAGTTCTTTACGTTTGAACTCCATGTACAATGCGTGCTCATCTTCTGATACTGAACCATCACCATTGGTGTCTGCTGGGTGGTGTCCTAAAAATTGTTTTTCGTCTGACATCTTATTCTCCTATCTATTATTCATCGACTGATGCCGATTTTTCATTTGTTCGTCTTCTAAGTATTGTGATAAAAGAGCGATATAAATCTCCCTCTCCCATGGCAACATACTTTCAAGTTCAGTTAAAGAATAATTATGCTGGTGCATAAGTGTAAAATTTAATCTGTAATAGTTCTCAAGTGTGTTATGAGAGAGGGCTATTAGAAAAAATTCTGCATACCCTCTATTACAATTTTATTCATTACCCCAGTGTTTGGGTTCTTTACCTCAACTGTATGTTTAACCTTGGGCATAGTATCGAAAAACTCTTGAACCTTTTCAAATTGACTGTGGGATAATGAGTCAATAAATTCATCTAGTTCTTTGTCATCCATGTCACTTTTTGCATAAACATTTTCTGCATCATGTATTTGTGTTATGCAACCTTTAACAATTGCAAATCCTGCTGCACCATCAGTTACTTTGGACATAGCAGAAAGGTTATCAATACGAGGATATCCTAATGTTAACCCCACATCATCAGTCAATTGAATTTCTGGTGTATGACCTTTTTGTTTTACACATTCAATCTCATCCAAATTAATCTCTACTTCTACTTCTGTCTCTCCATCATCTGGCATTGTCAATTTAATTGTCGAAACCTCACCGATAGATTTAGATCGCAACTTAATAAAAACGTATTCAATGTCAAAGAAAGGTAACTCGTTGGGTTTTAACGTCCCAAACGTGCAATTCTCAATTATCTGTCCTACTGCTCGCAACATGTCATCGTCTTCACCTGTTGATTGTGCAATTAGTAGTATCTTTTCTTCCTTTACTAAGAAAGGTCTATATTCAATTGTTTTCCCTGTTGAGGGTAATTTCAATTCATATTTGGCCGTGGCCAACTTTGGTAATGCCATTATTATCTCCTGTTACATAATGTTAATATTATTTATAGTGTTTCTAAAATCACATATTAAATAAAGAGCCCGCCACACTTGTCCCGATTGTGTTACCTATTTCTCTCTTTAAGAATTGTGTTGGGTCACTAGTAAAGTTGTATGTTGAGTTTAGTTGACGCAACAACTGTTGCGCTTGGGGTGGTTGTTCAATTCCAAAAAGTTTCTCTAATTTATAAAGGGGGTGGGAAATATAATCACGAATGGCCGTCTGACCTTCTTGTCCTGATTGATTCGCAGCAACTTCCGTCCAAGGGAGTAGGTTACTCCTATTATCTATCCAACTTGCACTGTGAGTCCCATTATAGTTTATGACAATTGGTTTCCAACTTTTAAATGACATCATTACCGACACTGTTTGAAATGCACCTGTAGAACCCATACTGTATTGAATAGGGCCTACTGATTTTGGAAATACTTCTGACACTTCCACAGCAGATGCATTATTATCATTCTGGTCTAATTGGAAAATGAACATTTTACCAACATAGTCATCATAGTAGTTCAAATCATAGTTCTCTTTATCTACAATTTTATCTTGCCAATCGTTAAAGAAATTCTTTGCTCTATGATCTGAATCAAGGATGTATGTTACTTCAATTTCTTCTGCATAACTAATTCCACTCGCTATTTGGTAGGACGGGCCATATGCATTATCATTTGGAGTAGTAGTGATGTTCTTGCCAGGCATGGTGACACTTTGAACACGCAATTCCAGCTCATCATTTGCGATTGTGTTATATGCAGTTCCATTATACTTAACTGTTTCACCTACAGAATAAAATGTGTTAGGTGGTTGCATCTCAACATGAAATAGATTGGGGCGTGCAACATTTCCCTCAAACGCACTCATAAATGAGGAAATTTTACTTCTTCTTTCTTGTTTTAGGGATTTTCTTTCTATGGGCATTATCGTATCATCCTTCTAGAATCTGAATAAACTTTACCTTCACTCGCACCGACAAACTTCTGTACAGGTAGTAACACTGCTGTCATCATTTCGTCTGCATCAATCACTCTGAATGGTGATTTTACATGGTCGAATAAGTATCTTTTTACTGTGGGTTTAACTAATGGATTTCTCTTGACTCTATTCCATGTCAGACGTATTTTTGTCTTATCGTTCATATTGTCATCAGATGCATATTCTGATATAACATTGAGTAGTTTAACTCTCATAGGGATGGATAGATAGTGGAAGTTTAATCCAATAAATCCACCTTCTGCAACCTCAATGGGCATGATAAGAGGGAACCTGTCATAGTATGGTAAAGTCGCTTTATATTTTGGATCATATCCAAAGAAGTTCATTTTACCAAACAAGGGGGCTTGTCGCACCTTTCCCTCACGGATTAACTGTTTTGGTGCTGGAGTACCAAGATCACGAATCTGTTTTCTGAACCATGCAACTGATCGTTCATTTCCACCACTACGTTCTAATATTGTATCAAAGTATGTCATACTTCTATTTATACAGACTAACCCACATGATCTTCAGTAAGTATCTTAAATTCCATACCTCTGTCTACACACCACTCAATCGCCGCTTTCCACTTCGCTTCATTGACACCCCATGTACGAACCTCATTGATGTATCGTTTGGTTCTACGTTTAGGAGTTTTCGGTGGGCCGCACTGTATCTTTGGTTTGACTTCAATAATCATCTTTTTGATAGTTTTGTCTTTCTGTCTAACCTTTATATAAAAGTCTGGAAAGTATCGGTGTCTCCTACCATCTAGTGGAGATACATAGGGTATGATAACCTCTTCACTACCCCATTCTAGTATTGCACTAGTATTGTCACAGTACACCATAAACCTACGTTCCCACAAAGAACGATACACAATCTTCTTGACATCACCTCTGTATTTTGTTATATTGGTAGGTATGAATTTTCCACTGTATGCCATGACAATCCTTATAAATACTTTTATGAAACATTACAGGAGTATTTAGACATGGCGGTGAAGAAAATCAACAGAAGAATCGGCAGTTATCCTGATCTAGAATATGGGGCTGATCGTAATAATAAATCCGACCACTATGTAAAATTTAATGCAAGAGTGTTTGTTGATGGAGATGTGTCTTTGTCGGGCGGTTCTCACCATTCAGAACCAACTAATCAAAAACAAAATTTAACAGTCGCGCGAGTACCTAGAAGAGAATCAAAAGGGTCTATAAAACTATATCTTCCTTCTCAAATATCTGTATCACAGAAGTCAAACTATGGCGAGGCCGAGATGGGTGGTATTATTGCCGCAACCACCGCGGCGGTGAATAACTTTAGTGGGGGCCCTGGCGCGTCTGCCAAGGCAGCATTGAATGAATTTGGTACTGGTGGAATGGATATTGTAAAAAACATTGGCGCGGGCCTTGCTGATACTGTTGGTGCAACTGGTGCATCAGCACTGAAACAGATTAAATCTGGTGTAGTTAAAAATAATAGAACTGAGATGATGTTTGAAGGTATAGACAGACGCGCATTTTCATTTACATTTAGACTTATACCTCACAACGCAATTGAAGCAGAAGTTATTCAAAAAATTGTTACATCTTTTAGATATCATATGTTACCAGAAGTTCCTGCTGGTGCAGATTTTGGTAGGATATTGAAGGTTCCATCGACATACATGATAAATTACGCACACGAAAGAGAACTTCATAGGATAGGTGAATGTGTGTTGGAAAGTGTTGATGTGAAGTATGGTGGAGAACGTCCACAGTTTTATAATGATAATCGTCCAACAGAAACAGAATTAACTCTATCATTCAAAGAACTAGAGATTATGACTAAAGATAAAATAATGGAGGGATTCTAATGTATTTTAGTAACTTCCCACAGGTTGAACACGATGTTAAAGGTGATGGTGTAACCACCCTAATGACTGACATTACTCGTAGAGCAAGGGTGACAGAACGATCTATTGTAGAAACTGCATCTTATGATTATTATGACATTCTAGATGGACAAAAACCAGAAGATATTGCTTTTGACTATTATGGCGATTCTAATCTGCATTGGATTATCCTACTAGTCAATAACATAAAAGACGTATATACGGATTGGCCCATGTCTGTCAATAGACTTGAAAGTTATGTAAAGTCTAAATATGTTAGTGTAGATGATATACATCATTACGAGATATATCAAGATTCTGGTGATACTACTGTAATCATAGAACTTCCAAGTGATGCGGCAACTGTCAAACCAGCCGGTGCAACTGCAATCACTAACTATGAGTATGAAGAAGCGCAAGTAGAGAAGAAAAGACGAATCAGACTTATCCTTCCTCAATATGTGTCTTCATTAAAAGAAGAGTTTAGAAAAAGTATTAGGACTTAATAATGGCAAATTTGCAATACGCAGGTGAGTATGAACTTGAAGTCTGTAAGATTTGTTCTACGAGTGGTGAAATAATTGACATCATTTCAATGGTATCATCAGTCAACATCTTTGAAGATATATTCAAATCATCACTAACAGGAGACATTTCTCTTGTGGATACTAACAATCTTCTAACTGCACTCCCAATCATTGGACAAGAAAAGTTGTTGTTAAAACTAACAACACCACAGTCAAGCGCAGTGACTAGAAACAATTCACTAGATTTTACAGATCATCCTCTATACATCTATAAAGTAGACAGTAAAGTAGAAATAAATGATAACACGGCCGCCGTAGTTCTTTCCTTTACCACCGCAGAAGCGATTCGTAGTAATAGAATTAGGGTAAGTCAAGCATTTGAGGGTGAACCAGCTGCCGATATTATTCAAAAGATTATAAGGGATGAAGACTTATTAAATTCTAAGAAAGAATTCTACTATGAAGAGACAGCGAACAACTATAAGTTTGTATCTCCAAATATGCGACCATTAGACTTTATTAACTGCATTTCGAAAAGATGTTTGTCAGACAAATATAACTCTGCACCTACATTCCTATTCTATGAGACATGTAAGGGATTCTATTTCAGAACCATTGATAGTATGCTAGATAGAAAGAATGTTAAAACAGTCTATGTAGATGAGACACCAAACTTGGGTTTAGATGCATCAAGAAACATGCTTAGACTTATTAAACACAACGTAGTTGGTTCTACTAATGTTATGATGAATATGAGAAGGGGTATGTATGCATCCAATCTTCTGATGGTTGACTTGGTTAACAAGACTGTAGAGAATTTCAACTACAACTATTTTGACAGTTTTGAAAATGGTGAGAAACAAGATATACATGTAGACGCACATGCAAACTATCCATCCGAAGGAGCACCATTAGCGTCCGAGAGTAAAGATGATTTCGGCAATTTACTTGTGGACTATGATCAATCTGCACTATACATGCAAGCAGTGGATAGGAATCAACCTGATGGGTTGTTATCAGTACGCCACGATGGTCAATTTGATTACTCAGGTACAGACAGTTGGTTGCAACGTAGGAAAGGTAGATTTGCCGCAATGGACGCTGCAATCACTCTCAACGTAGAGGTGTATGGCCAGACTGATATTTCAGTTGGAGACTTGATTGGTATCAATATCAGGAATAGTGATCCAAGAGTCAAAGATCAGGGTGATCGTGACCCATACTATGGTGGCAGATACCTTATAACAAAACTAAGACATGTATTCAAACGTATGGAAGGACAACCACTACACACTATGCATATGGAAGTTGTGCGTGACACATTAACTACTCCATATCCTAAAAATGGCGTATCCTTCTTTGATGCAAAAGAAGTATCACCAGTAGACGAATTAATCCCGATGGGTAGTGAAGATTCTACTCCATCACAATACTAAAGGAGGGCCAAAACAACCTAATTTGTTATGTTAACCAATCACATTTAACTAGAGGTATTATATGACCACCAAACTCAAAAACAGACTTAAAAAGATGAACTTCCAACAAAGACTGAACCGAAGAGTTGAAATTGAAGATAAAAAGGATGATAAATACTATGAGGAAATATACACAAACAAAATTCGAGAGTTGTTAGGACAAAAAAATGATAACATTTCAAGACATGCAGGAGGGGGTTTATGACCCTAACATATTTAAGGCGATATTCTTAGCAGGCGGGCCCGGCAGTGGTAAATCTTATGTAGTTCGTAAGACTACTGGTGGTATGGGTATGAAGATTGTTAACAGTGATGACATATACGAAAAGATGTTGAAGGATGCTGGTATGGAACCAACACCAGAAGATATCTTCTCTGACGAAGGACAAGAAATTCGTGTGAAAGCGAAAAAGGTCACTAAGGTAAAACAAGGTGGATTCTTAACAGGTCGTTTAGGTGTCATTATTGATGGAACAGGTAAGGACTATGACAAGATTGCAAAACAAATGCAAGCAATGCAAGGTCTTGGGTATGAATGTTCTATGATTTTCGTAAACACATCACTGGATACTGCACAAGAACGCAATCTACAGCGCAAACGTACACTCCCTGAGAAACAGGTTGCTCAGATGTGGAATGATGTTCAACGCAATATTGGAAAGTTCCAATCACTATTCGGTTCACGGGATTTTATCGTTGTTGATAATAATGACCCTGCTGAAGACATATTCATGGAAGTCTGGAAACGTCTTACCAAGATGGTCAAGAGAAAGGTGACTAACAATATCGCAAAGCAGTGGATTCAACAAGAGTTGGATAAGAAAAAAAGATAATAATAAAAACTTTTTTTGAAATAATATTCAAGTCCTTGTTCTGCAAGGACTTTTTTTTAATCTTTTTTTGACAAAACACTTGACTTGTTATGGTAACAGTGGTATAATTAGTTATAGAATAAAGAAAGAGATAGAAATATG